ATAATTTTGAGGGAAAGCATTTTGTAGCCTTCTGTCAACTTCGTTATAAAATTCTTCATCATCAGGACTATAACCTTCTCCTTTCAACTCTGCATCTATTGCCAGTGCAGCAGCCGTTCTAATTGTATCTTTTCCAAACCATTCATTTTCTGATGCCCATGTTTGTGCTTTAGGATCAAAGACTGGTTGTGGCTGTACTGGTGCCTGTGCTACTTGTTGTTCCTGCTCAGAAACTCTATCATAATTTAATTTAGCAGAACCAACTGTTTTAAGATCTGCCTGTGCATCATTTAAAGATTCCTGTGCTTGGAGAAGTTTTTCTTTATTTCCTTCTTCAAAGGCTTCTAAATAAACCTGCCGAGCTAATTCTACTTTATCATTTAATTGTTTTTCTGTAGCATCTAGACTAAGTTTATTTACATTAAATAATTCCTGATCTTTCTTTCCTAGTGTTTGTGATAATGTTTCATTCTGATTTATTAATGCCTGAATTTGTTCATCACGTTCTTTACGTTGTCTGATAAGCTGACGTATTCTTTTTTCTGCACCCTTTGTTTCAATACCCTCCAGTTCTTCTGGTTTCTCTTCTTCTGGAGATTTCTCTGCTTCTACAGGTGGAGCCTCTTCAGGCTGGCTTTCAACTACTTCTTCTTTTTCTTCCTGTTCTTCTACTTCATATTCTATTTGATCAGAGTCTTCCACTGATTCGGGAACTTCTATCTCATTCCATTCATCTTTTTCACTCATATTACTCTCCGTTGTTAACGACACAAACGATTTACGTTTTTTGCTTATACTATTATATCATATAAATCCTTATTTCCCAAATTATGTAGACCCTTTTCCTAAATTAAATGTCGGATCTAGGTCTTTAGGATCTTCTACTTTCATGATAATCTGATCATCAAAGAGAAGAATCAGACGAACACCCTTATAAAAGAGCTTTGTCCCTGCATGTTTACCATAACATACATAGTCGCCTGCATTGCACCATGCACCACTTGGAAACTTGTCCTTATCCATATAGGCAAGATCGCCCAGAGCAAGTACATGCGCTACTGTAGTCAGATATGACATGTCATCCCTGGTTGAATCGGGTATGAATATACCGCCTTTGGTTACACTTTTTACTGATATGGGGCGAACCAGTACATGAAATCCCGGCAAATTGGGAAGTGGACTTGGATCTGGAGATTCTTCCAGGTCTGTAATCCACATATCGTTCTTGATTGCACCACCTAAACCTACCTGTTGCATATTATTCTTCATCCTCTCTGTACATGCGTTTTTTAATAATGTCTGTTAAGTTATCTCTGGCCCATTCTATTCCAGATATGGAACCAACTACCTGACGATAGTGAGCATAATCTTCTGCCAGACCACTACTGAGAGTAATCCTGAGATTATTTATTTCCGTATTAAACTCACTTACCACCTCATCCCAGATATCCATACCTAGTCGTAGAGAGAACTCTTACGGGTACTTTTCTTTGGATTGGGCATCTCATATGCAGACTCATCAAATTTACCTAGTGAAGACCGCATTGATCTTTGTCCCCATACAGCAGGTTCTTTGAAGGGATCTCCAAAACTTTTGTCGGTATCCTTTACATGATCAGGATAACCTTTACCTTTCTTCATCATTTTTTATCTCCTTCTGTTGTGCGATAGCCATCTTGACCAGGGCATCAAGACCCTTTATATCAAGTTCTTTATTGTCTTTGGTTTGTGAATCAAACAAATCTTTTAATACTTTAAGTACTTCTTTCTCTTCATCCTTGTCCATCTTGAATTCTTCTATGGCAGCTTTACCCATAATCTCTATTTCTTTTATTCTTTCCTTGCTGCTTCTATCTGCCTCAGATTTTTCACGTTTGAAGTTATCAGCGGAACCTGTTTTCAACATACTGATAATCTGTTCATTCTCTTCAAGTTCAAGTTTTTTATTCTTGAGTTCAAGCTCTGCTGCATTAGTCATGGTATCCTGTTGCAGTTTCTGTTTCTCCAGTTCAACCTTGGCCTGTTCAAGAGAAACAAGCTGTTGTTCTGGAGACTGTGCCTGACCCATTGCCTGATTGGCATTCATGACCTGTTGGGCTGCTTCAGCCATTGCCATCTCTACTGCTGATGGATCTTTAGCTGCCTGTGGATTCTGCTGCATCATCTGCTGGGTAATACCACTCATCTGTTCCTGATACTTCATTACAGAATGTTCCTGTATGTTTGACTGAAGTATTGGAGCAATTCTTTCCATAACAGGATTTCCACCATTCATGGGATCTTGAAGATAGGCCATCTTTACCTGTATGTGTGCATCATGATTCTGACCTGGAAATGCTGCTATAGGCACTCCCTTGGTTGCAGCCATAATATCTGATACAGGGTCCATTGCTTTTGGCTCTATCTTTGGTGGTAGTATCTCTTCCACATTAGGCATATTGGCAGCATTGAGTATTGTCCGGTTTAATGCTTCAAGATTGAACATACCAGGTGGAGACTGCTGTGCCATCTGGAGGGCCATATTAGCCATCATCATACGATGTGCGTTGGATGGTATATTAGGATCAGATACAGGAATAATATCTACACGACCATCGAAATCCTTTCTGAAGATACTTCTGTCTTCGTAGGGAACATCATAAGGATATTCCTCTGGAAGATAATCATAATCTATTCTAGCCAGAATTTTAAATTCATCTTTCTGGGATTTATGCAGACGTTTATGTATGGCTGTGAAAAATTTACTGGATGCTTCCAGTAATGCCATTGTGGTGCCAACGGGTCCATAGGAGGCAGCATCAGAGATAACCTGCTCTGTGCTATCCGCAAACTTCTGACCAGCAGTAGCTACGAAGTTCAACATCTGGAATAGAGTAGAGGAAGGCTCTTTATAGGGAAGGGGAATAATAGCCTTTGATAAATCTATACCAGTTGCTTCAACCTCCTTGAACTCGCCAGGAGCAATAGGATCATTGTCACCAACCATCCTAACTCCCTTAGCCTTAAAACCTCCAGGTAAATTGGCAAATTGCCCAGCATCTATGAGGGAACGCATGGCTGCTGTAGCACTCATTGTGAGATTGCCAAGGAAGTGTATAAGACCCAGGCCGTAAAAACCAAAGCCAGGAACAAATCTATAATGCACGAAATGGCTTACTTTTTCTTTGTTCACATCATCTTGCTTATAGTTTCTACGGATACTTAGCACCTGTCTGGACTGTTGTTCTACAGTCACAATATAGGGAAGTGCTTCTTCTTCATCCTCAATATTTAAATAACAGTGTTGTTCAAGAAGTATATATTGAGGATCATGGTCGGAAGACGGAGATAGTCCCAGTATAGTATCCATCTTCTCTGTGAAGGGTGTCATATTAGATGAGGACGGTGTGGGAAGATCTACTTCCTGATATACACCAGCCCGTATATCCCTTGCTATTTCAACAGGGCTTCTATGAATAACATGAGTATAACGATCTGCATTACTCAAATCAGTTGCATAGTAGGAAACGTAGAACTGATCAATCGGTATAAACTCTGAGTGTGGCCTCTTGGTCGTAGCATCATAATACAGCTTCTTGAAAGCAGAACCGATGAGGGGGAGATGGAATAACATTCTTTCAAACTCATCGAAGTATTCCGGCATCTGTTCCGTAAGCTGGTAGTTCATGAAGTTCTGTACACGATTGGCCTGTAATTCTTTTTCTGGAGTTGACGAACCAAATATCCTGGCCTTGACAGGCCCGTTTGTAGGGAAAAGTTCACCTGAAGCTTTTGATTGAAACTTTACGGCTGACTCAATTAGAAGGGGATGTACAGCAGTACAGGCACCATCAAAAGGTTCCGACCCTGGCTCCAGTTTAAGACCAAGAAGATCAAAACCCCTTTCAAACATAGACTCCCAGTCTCCTCTGGAATCCTTGTCAGCTTCAAAGTTTTCTATAACATCACTGGCTATGTCTACCAGTTCATCCTCTTCCAGGGTTTCTGAAAGATCACCATACCATTCTGCAATATCTTCCGAAGCTTCCATCTCTACATTCTCTTCTGAGAAGTCTACTATGATTCCTCCATCGGAAGGATCTACTTCAAAGGTAGCATTGGAAGTATCTTCCATATCAGACATTGGAACAACATTACTTACTTCTTCAGATATTGTTTCAAATGGGTTGCGTTCAGTTGCCATTTACATTATTCCTCTGCTACGTATATAGTGGATCGAAAATGATAGGTAGATCTATAGGTGGTTCAGGATCTATAATAGGTGGTTCAGGATCTATAACAGGTGGTTTAGTGGGCGGTTCATAATTTCCAAATAAATCTGGATATGAATAAGCCAGAATCCGTAACTGATTTGCAGTATAATTAGGATTTGTATCAAGAGGAAAATCTTTATAATATTCTTCCATTACCTTTCGATCTTCATCTTTATACCATTCATCCTTTTCAGGATCAATATTATAATATTTTTGCATTGGTGTTCTTGTATCTTCTGGTTCTGGTTCTGGTTCTGGTTCAGGATCTGGAGGGATAGGTATAGGTATAGGTGGATCTATAATAGGTGGAAGAGGAGTTACTTTACCACCTGTTGCTTTGCTAAATGTTTGATAATTTCTTGGCAGATACCAGGGGAAGATAGCTTCGCCTATCATTCTACCCGACTCGTCTATCATTTCCTGTTTAGTAGGCAGTTCGCCTACTAGTTGTCCATATAGCCCACGGCCTGGTATCTTATAGCCTGATTCTTTTTCAAAAATATCTGCCAGGAGTGACCCTATACCCTTTCCCTCATTAAACATATCTGCCCCTACTGCAATCGGGCCAGCACCTAATCCTTTTGCAATCATACCAAGTCCTTGTAATGCACCTCTATACCTTGCAGAGTTCATATAATCTACTTGAGGTCCAACAGGTTTGTCAGCATAATAACCAAAAGCAGCAAGATCTCCTTTACTTAGAGTTCCAGTACCATAACGCTTTAGACTTGGATGATTCTCATTGAATTTTGTAAATAGTTCGGAAACAGTAAGGTTTGGATTTGCTTTTCCTATGTGTTCAAATTCTTCTTGTAATTCTCCCCTACCAGAGCCAGTATTCATTAAATTATATTGATCCGGATCATATGCTTCTCTGGAAACCGCCTTTTGCTGATCAGTTTCTGCCCATCCACGCATTCCCTTACCCCAAGTTTTAAGTCCTGTCTTTTCCAGCCGGTCCGCATAGTCTGGATCATATCCTGATCTGGAAAGGTCTCCCCTGTCAATATTCTTCTGTATTATATTCAGTAAACCCGCAGATTTTCTGTATTTTTTCTGTTCAGGTGTAAGTGTACCTCTAAAACCTTCTTTTAGCCAATTCTCATCCTCTTTGGGTGTTAGTCCACTAGCTTTTATTCCCTCGGCTGCTTTTTTTGCTGCTTGCTCGTTCATCTGTCTTTCTGTGGATAGTAACATATTGAGGGCTGCTTTTTGATCTGCCTGTCTCTCAGATTCTTTAATGTGGTCCGGTGTCTCCCCTCCACCGAGATAACCGGCTCCCTTTTCGCCACCATGTTCTCTAGCAAATTTTTCAGCAGCGTTTATAAGTCTGGCCAGTAACTCTGGATTCGTGGGTTTCATCAGAAGCTGGATTGTGTTAGCTTTTTCTTTTTCTGCTTCATCTTCTTCAAGAAGATTTAATTTGCTCACTAAGTTTACAGGATCATCACCTTCCTTTGGCGGATCTATTTTTCCTAGTCCAGTAAGAGATCCATACAGATCAGCATCTGAATAATCATCAAATTCTCCTTGATAGTCAGGGAAATCATAAGCAGGAACACCATTAACCATTCTACCGCTGCCACCTAATCCTTTAAGAAGATCACCCTCACCAGGAGTAATATAAGACAACTCATGGGGTTGCCCATTGATACTCATATTCTTTTGTACGGAAGACAGACCACCACCACCCATAGGTATTTTAACCTTGAAAGGACCAGCGTCTACTGTTACAGGATCTGGGTCCCTCCCAGACATCTGCATGGCTTTCTGAGCAGCCAGTGAAAATAAAACTGCCATTAAGTAATGTTCCCCTTTTTAGTCGTGCTACTATTATATCATACTTTTACTGATTTCCCAAATCTTTCTTATATACTCCAGTATGTTGCTCTCTTTTTTCTTTCCTCATCTTCATATTCAGGATCGTCTGGATGGGTAAGATGCCAGGAATCTTTCATGTAGTGTACTGCCATTGTGAGGGCATCCACCTGATCATCATGAGCCGCATTTGGAAACCTTATGAGTTCTTCTATGAGATCATCAGCCCACTTCTTACCCTTGGGTATCCATAGCCTACCAGCTTCCATGATGGGTGTAGCTGCGTAAACTCTGGATACCTTGTCACGATCAGGGAGATACTCCATGACCGGAAGTCCTGCCCTACGCATATCCTGTATGAGAGACTGTCCAGATGCTTTCTTTTCAACCATACATACATCAGGCTTGTGTTCCTTGTAAAGCTTCTGTGCCATACGCCTCAGTTCTGGATATTCAAATCTTCCCTTGATATTTCCCAGAAGAAGCAGATGTGGGGCAAAGTCTTCCAGACCTTCTTCATTCTGGTTATAGAGGTAGAATATACCCCATGTCTGTATAACACTGTAGTCGGCAGTAGATGATGTGGAAAAAGCTGTATCAAATGTCTGTATTATAAATTCACAACCTGGAGGTTCTTCCTGTTCCCAATCCTGTATCCACTTCTTTTTTATGAGGCCACCCTCTTCAGGAGTAGGGTCTTGCATGTACAGAGCATTCCAGTATCTTGCTCCATTGGATGCCTTTATTTCATTTTCGTCTACCTTCAGTACCCTGTCAGGTTTCCACTCAGGAAAATAACTGCTACCTACAGGCATATCCAGTAGTTCTGAAGCATCTTCATCCAGCCATGCCGGTATACGTACAACATCCCAGGGTATTGTTTCATAGTCGGACATTGTTTCCTGTTGCTTCAGAAGCCATCCACACAGATCATCATAGTGATATCTGGTATTGATTATAACAATAGCACCGTCAGGCATGATACGTGTTCTCAGTCCTGCTGGATACCACTCCTTTATGAAGCGCCTGCCTGCACTTGAGATGGCGTCCTCTTCAGACATTGCATCATCCAGTATGGCTACGTGTGCGCCACGACCAGCAATTTGTGACCGAACACCAGCAGCATAGTAAGTTCCATTCTGGTTTGTCTTCCACTTGCCAGCAGCCCTGACATCGCTTCTGAGGGCAACACCCCTGAAGATCTTCTGGAACTCCTCCATGTTTACCAGATCTCTTACTGACCTACCAAAGTCACTGGCCAGTTGGTCACTATGAGATATGGTTAACAGTTCGTCTTCAGGGTTTCTACCAATATACCATGCTGGAAACAGTTTGGAACAGATAACAGACTTGGAAGACCTGGGAGGAAGAAAGACCATCAGTCTTTTTATTTCTCCACTTTCCACCTTCTGTAGCTTCTCAGAGATAACTTCTATATGACGACCCATCCTGAAGCCAGACACAAGAGTAGGAGCCATCAATCTTACAAAGGAAATGAAATCATCATTACATTGTAACTCTACCTGTTGAGATAACAATCCTTGAAGATTAATATAGGACTCTATGTAGTTACTATTTAAACTTTCCATAGTACTATTATACACTATAAATAG